CTATTCGCGACGAAGGCTGATACTGCCGTTCCAGTAGAAGCCAGCAACGTGGACGCCGCCGCAATTGCGCCGTATTACAGTGAAGTAGGAAATCTTTTCCTATTTGGCGGCGTAATTACGGCGTCGCGCGCTGAAGCAATGAGCGTTCCAACGTGTGCGCGTGCGTTGAGCATTATTCAGACAATTGGTTCACTGCCAATGCACACACGCAATGAGGCAACTGGCGAGAAGGTCACACAACCGCGCGTGATCAATCAACCAGACCCACGAATCCCAGGGACAACGTTTTGGTCATGGATTATTTCAGATTTGTTTTTCTTTCCAAATGCCTACGCATTTGTTATGGATAGGTACGCAGATACAGGAAAAATTCGTGCAATGGAACGCATTGCACCTGAGCGCGTAACTATTCAGACAAACGGAATGGGTTATGAAATTGTTTCCTATCAGATCGACGGCGCTTACGTTGACCCTGCCAACCTAGTTGTTTTTCAAGGCACGCAAGAAGGTTTGCTATCGCGCGCGGGTCGAACAATCAAGGCAGCCGCAGCGCTAGAACGCGCCGCAATGAATTTTGCAGTTGAACCAATTCCACAAATGGTTTTGAAATCCAATGGCACGTCACTGCCAGCTGATCGCGTTTCAAAGTTGTTGACCGCCTGGCGCACCGCGCGAGCAAATAAGTCAACTGCATTCCTGAACGCTGACGTCACACTTGAAACATTGGGTTACGACCCGAAGAACTTGCAATTAAACGAAGCGAGAAACTACGTTTCTTTAGAACTCAGTCGCGCTTGCGGATTACCTGCATATTTCACAGATAGCCAGCAATCAACATTTACTTATTCAAACGCCCTAGACAAAAGGCGCGACCTTGTTGATTTTGCGTTTAGAAATTACATGTCAATTATTTAACAAAGGTTAAGTTTTGCGGATTTTACCCCTGCGGGAAATCGCGTGTCTTTTGACCTTGACGATTTCTTGCGTGGCAATCCTTACGAGCGCGCGCAAGTGTACGAAATCTTAAATCGAATCGGCGCAATGTCGATCGAAGAAATACGCGAGGAAGAAGACATGCTGCTATGAAAAAAGTCATAACACCAATGCAAATCACTGCGGCAGATTCAAACAGTCGCACAATCACCGGTCGCATTGTCACATTTGAAGAAACTGGCAACGCGTCAATTGGCAAGGTGCAATTCGCAGCGGGTTCAATTGAACCAACCGCCGTTTTGCTTAACCTGGAACACGATCGCACACGTCGCATTGGTAAAACACTTTCAATTGAATCAACAGAACAAGGAATTGACGCAACGTTCAAGATTGCAGAAACAACCGCAGGCAATGACGCATTGATCGAAGCGCAAGAAGGATTGCGCGACGGATTCAGCGTTGAAGTTTCGTTTGACGAATACGAAACACTCAAAGACGGAACAGTACGCATTTTGGCTGGCGAATTAACTGGCGTCGCATTGACTTCAGAACCAGCAATCCGATCAGCGCGCGTGGAATCAGTCGCCGCGACAGAAGACGAAATTTCAGATTCGACAACCGAAACTGAAGCACCAAACCCAACAGAAGGAGAAGACGAAGTGGAAGACACCGTCAAAGACGCTGCAACCGCCGAAACGGTTGAAGCCGCCCAGTCAATCACCGCAACTGCTCACGCAGTAGGCGGATTCAAATCAGCACCTCGCATTGAGGTCACCGCTGCGAAGTATCTTGAAAACAAGGTTCTTGCTGCAACAGGTGACGAGAATGCACGTCAGTACGTTCTTGCCGCAGACAACACAACAGACAACGCTGGACTTGTTCCAACACGTCAGTTGAGCGAAGTCATCAACGGACTATCAACGACAATTAGACCGTCAATTCAAGCGATTTCTACAGGCAGCCTGCCTGACGCTGGAATGACTTTTGAAATTCCAAAAATTACAGTTGCACCAACAGTTGCAGTTGTAGCCGAAGACGCAATCTTCAACGAAACAGATCAAAATTCTGCCTTCTTGAGCGTGGACGTCAAAAAATTTGCGGGTCAGCAAAAATTTAGCGTGGAATTATTGACACGCACTAGCCCATTGTTCTACGACGAATTGCTCAGAAATATGGTCGCGGCAATGGCTAAGGCGCAAGATAAGTACGTCAACGATCAACTAGTTGCAGGCGCAACCGCCGATTCAACTTCAATTGCAACATACCCAACAGGCGCAGAATTGCTTGGCGTTATCGCACGCGGTTCAGCCAGCGTTTATGCTGCAACTGCGGGACTTGCAAATCCATTTGCACGCAACATTTTGGTCAACACTTCACAGTGGTCAAACCTAATGTCGCTCAACAACAATGGCGTTCCGCTATACAACGAAGTAACAAACCCAAGCAACCAGCCAGGTTCAGCAACACCAACTGCATTGCGCGGTCGCGTTGCTGGTCTTGATCTCTACGTTACTGCAAACACTGCGGCAACAACCGATCTTGACGATTCAATTATGATCATCAACCCTGACGCTTATACATGGTACGAGGGAACTTCATACCAGTTGCGCGCAGAATCAACCGCTGACGGTTCAATTACGGTCGGCGTATATTCGTTTGGTGCGGTGGCGACGAAAATTGGCGCTGGCTGCTTCGGCGTAAACAAGACCTGATAACAACCTAATCATGCGGCGGGTTCTCCCGATCTCGCCGCAGCAGATCGAGAGGAAACGCTCATGCCTAGTATTGTCACCGCAAGCCAACTGCGAACAGTTCTAGGCGTGAGCGTTTCACTTTATTCAGACGCTTACCTGGACGAAATCATCAACACGTCCGAAAACGTCATTTTGCCAATGCTGGTGGCAAATACTTCAGCAATTAATTCATACAAACTCGAATCAAACGTTGCCTATTTCTACACGCAACGCAGTCATCATTTTGTCGCTGGTCAATCAGTCATTGTCACTGGTCTGCCTGCGCCATTTACTGCAACACACACGGTTGTCACCGCGACTGAATATTCCTTCACCGCTGCATTGACTTCAACAAATGTCACATTGCGCGAGATAATTCCAATGGGCACTGCAACACTTTCAGGCTATTCAGCCGCCGACATTTACGCAAATACCCCTGCAATCGAATCAGCAATTCTGGCAGTCAGTGTGGAAGTCTTTCAATCACGCGTGGCAGCTGGTGGACAGATCGAGGGCGTAGATTTCACCTCAACGCCTTACAGAATGGGACGCAGTTTGACCAATCGCGTCAGCACTTTACTTATGCCTTACCTGGACGTTGAAACGGTCGTGCAATAAGTGCCAGCCAATTCAGTTGCCGAAACACGTGCAGCCCTAGCCAACTCATTCAGCGCCCTGGCGGCGAACATTTATTCCAGCGTACCTGAAGCGCCAATCCCGCCAGCAATTGTTGTTGTGCCTGATTCGCCTTACATGGAAGTTGTTTTGATCGGCAAGGCAAAAACCCAGGTTAAAATCAATTTTGCAATCTCAGCAATTGTTGCGTCAAATAGCAATGCAGGTTCACTGGACAATCTGGAAAAACTCATCATGGGAATTCTTGCGGCAATGCCCGCAGGATACGTTGTTGGACAAATCGAAAAGCCGACGGTTCTAGAAGTAGGACAATCACCAATGCTGGTCGCTGACATCAACGTTTCAACTTACTACACACAGACAACCTAAGGGGACAAAATGCCAACGACAATCATTACTGGTCGCGATTTAGTCGTGACCATTGCAACCGTTAATTACGACGCGCAGGCGACCAGCGCAACACTTGCCAACTCACCAACCGTTGAAACCTACCAAACGCTAGACGGCAAGGCATACAAGCACATTGACGATCAATGGACATTTGATATGTCAATGCTTGCAGACTGGGGCGCAGCAAGTTCATTGTGTGAGGCACTCTGGACGGCTTGCGAAACCGCACCAAACACAACACTTGCGGTTTCCCTCACCGCCGTAACAGGCGCAGTTTTTGCCTTCAACGTTATGCCAGTGTTTCCTTCAGTCGGCGGTGCAGCACCTGACGCACAAACCGTTGACCTATCATTTATTGTTGTCGGAACACCTTCCGAAACATTCTAAAACCTAACAATCGGGAGAAAAAATGAAACTACCAATAACAATTGAATACAACGACGGGGCGCAGGCGACCTACACGGCTGCGCCGCCTGAGTGGGTTAAATGGGAAAAGCACACAGGTCACACGATCAGCCAGGCGCAGGAAAAGATCGGAATATCCGATTTGGTCTTTTTGGCGTATCACGCCATGAAACGTGAAGCCGCTGGGAAACCAGTCAAGCCAATTGAGGCATGGACTGAAACCATTGCCGAAGTAATGGTCGGTGACGCAAACCCAAAAGCCACCCAGTCGGAAGCCTAAGTCGAATTGTTTGGGAATTGGCTATCGCAACCAATTTACCAAAAGAACAATTCGAAACGGCTGAGGACATTTTGACAGTGTTGGAAATTCTGGAAGGACGGGCGAATGGCTGAACAAGTTTCGATCAGTTATGACAAGGCTGAACTGCGCGCCATTCTCCGTTCTTTTAAAGCAATGGACGACGAAGCGATCAAGCAAGCAAAAGTTGTTACGTCAGAATTAGCGGAATACGTCAAACAAAAAGTTTCAAGTGCGGCAGGTGGAAGAAACAACCGCGCGTCAAAAATAGTTGCTGACGGTGCAACCGTTTCGAAATCATCAAAAATTGGTGAGATTTCCTATGGGTTCGCGCGTCAAAGATTAAGTGGCGGGGGAACGACCCAACAGGTTTGGGGCGGCGTCGAATTCGGTTCAAATAGATTGAAACAATTCCCAGTCTGGTCAGGGCGTGAAGGTCGCGGGTCACGCGGTTGGTTTATTTATCCAACCCTTCGAAGCGCCCAGCCTGAGATCGTCAAAAAGTGGGAAGATTCATTTTCTAAGATCGTGAAGGAGTACACCTAATGGCTGGAAGTCGTACCCTTAAACTTTCAATTCTTGGCGACGTTGACAACCTCAACAAATCGCTGAAAACCGCAGGCAGTGACGTTGATTCATTTGGCGACAAAATGGGCAAGGCTGGAAAAGCCATTGGGGCAGCATTCCTGGCGGCAGCCGCCGCCGCTGGCGCTTATGCAATCAAGATCGGAATCGACGGGGTCAAAGCCGCGATCGAGGACGAAAAGGCGCAGACACAATTGGCACTGGCGTTGGAAAACGCAACAGGTGCAACGCAAGCCCAGATCGCTGCAACTGAGCAATCGATCTTGCAAATGTCATTGGCAACAGGCGTTGCCGACGACGACCTGCGCCCTGCATTGGGTCGCCTGGCACGGTCAACGGGTGACATTACAACCGCGCAAGATTTATTGACGACCGCCCTTGACATTTCAACTGCCACAGGTAAACCGCTTGAAGCCGTTGCGAATGCGTTGGGTAAAGCCTACGACGGCAACACAACATCACTGGGCAAATTAGGGATTGGCTTATCAGCTGCCGAATTGAAAGCCATGTCGTTTACCGAAGTACAAGGCAAACTGACTGATCTATTTGGTGGCGCGGCTGCGCGAAACGCTGACACTTATGCTGGACGAATTGCAAGAATGCAAGTTGCATTTAATGAAGCAAAAGAAACAATTGGTTTTGCGTTGTTGCCTATTTTGGAAAAGGTTATCAACTTTATTAATCAACATGCGTTGCCGGTCATCAATGCGTTTTCAGGTGCATTTAGCCTAAACGGTGGCGGGCTTGGTCGCACGATTACAGATTTGGGCAACATCATCAAGGTTGTTTTCACGCCAATTATTAACGGATTGTTGAAAGCATTTGGTTACATCAAAGACGCAATCGGTGACAACCTAGAAGCGTTCCGAACATTTGGCACATTTATTGCAAAAGTTATTGCCCCAGTTATTGGGCAGGTATTGGGAACGGCACTAGAACGCGCAGGCAAAATTGCTGG